CACTATTGTCCTTTTTAGATACATCAATTCCCATAGTAGCAGGACTTAATCTTCCACTTAATATCATATTCACAATACTCATTGCTTCTGTGCTATATTGGTCAAAGTTTAAGTTAGGTTGTGTAACTGTTATTTCTCCAACTTCCGCTCCATCACCATTCCTGTTGACAGGGCCTTTTACATATGTTCTATCATATCTAGCAGGGACTTGAGCTTCTCCACTTCCTTCTTTTCTTTCTAGCAAATCGGCTGGATAGTATTCAATAGGTGTAGATTTCCTTACGGTGTTGGCACTTTGTGATAAACATTGATCAAGGTCATCAAATAAATCTACTTTCCCCGCATAAATACTCATTCCATCACCATTTTTGTCATAAAAGAATTCACATGGCACTGCTAACATATGGTTATAATTGCTTATTTTAAAAGGTTTAAGCCTAGCAAGATTTGGAATTGTAGATAATGGGACTTTTTGTTGCTCGGTAAAGCCACTAGAAGAAGTCTTTAACTCGTATAATTCGTATTCTACAATGCTATTAAAATCTTCTATACGCCTAGTGTCTAATAATAAATAATTTTTCCCACTACAAGTATAATAATCTTTAAAAACTATTGCTACTACTCTATCTTTTACCTTTATAATCTCACATTTAGTAGCATCATAATAAGACACAATAGGATGTTTAGATAAAGAAGTATTAATGTCTACCTTAAATGCTCCCTTGCCACCTACAAGAGTAAAAGGCATTTGTTTTTGATTAACCATTGTCCTAAAGTCATTATCATCTAAAATAGTGTCAAGAACATATTGTTTTTGTGTAGTTATTTTAGGATAGCCAACAGCATTGACAAGAGTATCAGTAATTGCTCTCGCAATTCCACTATGAGTTCTTTTGATTTTTTCTTCACTTACTGATAGAGCCCAAAAGTAATTCCTGTTGTTTCTATTATATATAGGGTTTTTGTAAAATTGTTGAACCATATTATCGGTATAAAAATTAAGTAGTTCATCACTACTACCCGTATACCACACAAAATAAGAATAAGTATTTAACTCTTTTATTGCTTCTTCATCGTTGATAAAAGTATATTTTTGAGAATTTGGGTTGTCAGGTATTTCTATACCTTGTCCAAGCCAACTAGATAATTTATTTCGTAACCAATCTTTAATGTTTATCATACTTATATTTTATATACTCCTTTACTATTTTACAACATTTTAATTTTTAATGCTCTTTAAATGTCTTCCAGCGTGACATCCTACTCATAAAAGGAGCAAAACCATATTCATCAGCATTAATAGCGTGGTCATTTGTGTCAAGTCTAGGAGCACCATTGTCTCCAGTTCTACAAGCCTTAATTTCTCGTATAAGATTTGGGCACATTGTAGATACAAGATATTCTCCCCACGCCATTTGTAATCTTGTGTAGTCAATACGAGTTTGTATCTTGTGTTTAGTAGAGCCAATAAACTTTATGTTTATGATGTTTCTCTTCCTTGCCACAAGTTCTAGTCCTTGTCTAAAACCAATATCAGCACAATCGACAAACACATAACAAATACCTTTCATAAGTATATTATCACTTCTATACATTTCTTTCCATTTTACAATTTCATCTATCATTTCTTCATATAGTTGTGGTTCAGTCTTTGGCACTGCTTTCCCCTCATTAGTCCAATAGTATTCTTGTAGTGCCACTTGTTCCTTATAGCCATTAGTAATGCCTTTTAGCACCATTGTCGTAGCACTACGCACAAGTTCTTTGTCTTTTTTGCGTATGACATTCCCCTCTCCATTAGATAGTCCTGTATCAACTCCTATGGCATAATCTATATATTTATATTCCGCAAGTTGACTTGGGGGTTTCACAAGGTCTTGTGAGAATTCAGGGTAAGTAATATTTCTAGGATTTCCCCAGCACCCCAAGTATTCTACAAGATATATATCAATGGAGCGTTTTTTCATCTCTTTTGCCGATAGGTCATAAAATGGATCTCTAAACTCATTGACAAGATAGTTTGTCGTTGCTAGATATAGTCCTTTGCCATAGTCTCCTATGTATTCAGGGTCGCAATATTCTTGTATGCCTTTGCTCTCTAGCTCATTAATGTTGTCAGCAAGGCGTTCTTCATGTGTCTCTTTGTCTACAAAGAAGACATCGTGTATCCAATGCTCAATGTTCCAGCCATTAAGCACCATAGTAATTTTAAAGTAATTTTTAGGAGTAGGTACGACACCTCTTATAGAACCATCGAGTTTTCTAAAGTCTTCATAGGTAGGTATCTCATACGCTTCTTCAATGTACACTCTATTAAGTATTCCTATTTGTACTGTGATACTTGTAATAGTAGTAGGATTGTTCATTCCACGAAAGAATATCATTTGCCCAGTAGGTTTATAGGTAATTTCTAGTGGATTTTTATTAATTTTAAAGTATTGTCCTATGCCCATTGTGTTAATACAATTTATAATGTTAGCAAATGTGCTTTGCCTATTTGTGTATTCATTTTCTCTCACTACTAAAACATTATTGAGCTTATCTTCTAGTATGTCATAAATTGCCCTATACCCTATGATGTCTACACTCTTTTTCGAGTTTCTCGACCCTTTAATGATGTTGTATCTACAAGTCGAGTTAAAGGCATTGTCATAATGCTCTCCTATGAGTTTTCGCAGCGACAGCGTTACCCCTTTAGGGACATTATCATCATCATTATCAGCATATGGCCTAGATAATTTATCATAATTAGACATTATTGCTCCTTATGTTGTCCCAAGTCATTAACAATATTAACTTTAGGTATGTCAGTAACATCTTCTTTTTGCCCACAATATTGCTTACCAAGATATATCGCAACATTAGGATTTTTATCGGCGAGTACCATTTGTTTTTGTATAATAGATGCTCGGCCTCTTGACACCATGGTGTCGTGGAATGTTTGATAATCACAACCAAAAGTTACCTCCACAAACTTGTCAAGGTCTTCCTCCTTACACATAAAATATTTAGCAATTTCGCTTTTAGGTGTAAATTGTTGCTCTAGCATTTGAAGTTCCGCTTCACTGATTTCACTAAACTTTGTCATATATAATTTTATTATAATCACACCACAAACAAAATACAAACAAAAAATTAAGCGTGCCAATTCCTACTCGTGGGGACACAAGGGGCGCAGCCCCTGAGCGGAGAGCAAGAACTCTTTAGGGCCTAGTGGGGTCGAATAAAAAAGAACATAACCCCCCCCACAAGCCATATCTAGCGCCCATTTACGAACCCCATGGCCCCATAGCATCCGCAGGCCCACTACATCGCCCCAGCTCTCGCGCGTGTGTGCGTGTGCGCTCCCGCACTTGGGGCCGCGCGTGTAGAGTGCCAATATTCAACAAATAAAGGCTTTTTATACAATTTTGAAATCAGGGGTAAAAAAGTGTTCAATATTGAACAAAACGCCTAAAATGTTGAAAATTGAAAATGTAGCATTTTTTCGGAATGCTACATATTACTAAATTGTTTCGATAAATGGCTCATAATCGGCTCTTTTTTTTATGTAGTAATGTAGTATTATTAAGGTAATATTAAAAAAAAGACCAAAAGTAGATATTTAGTATATTTCTAGTAGATAATTAGTAGTAGTCAATATATGTATATATAGGGATATATAAGCTAAATGCTACACGATTTTCCGAAAAAAAAATCGAATAGTGTAGACCCAATCGCCACTTTTAGCCCTATGTAGGCCCCTAAATATACCTACATTTATCCTACATTGGCCCACTCTGGGCCTTGGCAGGCCACGCGGCCCCACACTCAAGGCCTAAAGCATATATATAGTGTTTGTTTGGTGTGATCATAAAAATAATTTATAAAAAGTTCTTGACAACTTTAAAAAGCCATTATATCATTAAAGCATGAAAGGGAGCGCGGGCCCAACTCAAAAAATAAAGGGCCTAAAAAATATATGAAAAAAATTTATTATGGCGTTGATGTAGTAAATAAAAAGACGCAAGATTCAATTTATGAAGCTGAAGCTTACGAAAACTTTAAAGATGCTAAAACTCATTATTACAAGAGTAAGAGAGATCTCAAAAAAAGCGAAGAACTACATCTCGAAAGACTAGAAGAAGATGAAAAAGGAAATATTATTGCTAAAATTATATACAAATGGAGCAATAGATAATATGAAGAAATATGTATATAACACAACAATATATAAATATTCTAGCGAAAATATTAGCAATCCAGAAGAGCAAAAAAATTATAAGATTGGCAGGTATAATATTAATGTCTGGAGAGCAAAAAAATTAAATTATTGGGGGAACCCCGTTTATCACTCCGCAATGATAGGAGAAAACGGCGCTTTTATTGGAAATAGGTCTATTACTACGGGTGGCGTTCGTGATGCTATTAGATGCTGCTTGAGAGCTAATAAAATCTATATTAGATATAAAAAGGAGATATAAAAAATATGTTAGATAACTTATTAATAAAAATCACATCTTATTGTGATCAATTAAGCAAAAACGATTTAGAAGGCGTAAATGATTTACAACTACGCCAAAAACTTATGCCAATATACACATATAAATATAGTATCGGCAAAAAATATATAAAAATATATAACGGAGACGGTGTATATTGCTTCGTTGATTTTGAAGGCAACTTATATAAACCCGCTGGATGGGCCACTCCAGCAAAAGGCATAAGGGGAAATATTGAACACCCTTTATATAATCGCAGGCAATTTTACAGGGACTAAAACATTATGAGAGCAAAAGATAAAGGCCAACGCTTCGATCACTCTTGGAAAGAGCTTAACGCGCTTATAGAGAAGCAAGAAGGAAACGCCGCTGAATTATTAAAAAAAGTGGTGGCCATTGTGCCTAAAAGCGATTACGAGCTAAAAGATAAAGCTAATTTAATAAATTGTATAAAACATTATGAGAAATGGGGATATTAAGTTATGAGAAAAAAAGAGACTGAAGACATAAAACTTTATAAGGTTTTTAGATTTATAATTTTAAACAATTCTTATTATGAAAATATTAAAAAAGCGATTGGAAGAGATTATATAACCGCTTGGGTTCTGTTTTGGTTTTGGCGAGATAATTTTGTTTATTATTCTATTTATGCTTTTTTGGATACGCTAGAAGATAGAAGCAATACCTTAAAAATGGGTTTTGAATATTTTAAAAAAGATTTTTACAAAAATGATGATGGTTTTGAAATTAAGGAGGCATATTAATATGAGAAAAAACAAAAGTTTAAGCTACAACGATTTAATAGTTATTGAGGAAGACTGGGAGGAGTGCCAAGATCACACGCCAGCAAGCGCTCAAGCGTTTGCTAGCGCTTACGGCGGGGGACTAGGTGTAAGCATAGAAGATATTTATAATTTTGTTAGTTGTGTTGAAGAAAAAAAGGCCGAGTTAATAGACCGCATTAATGCGGAGGCGATGCCATGGGACATTGACCATTTAGACCTTAATAAATTAACACAAGAGCAACTTACTACTTTATTAAAAGATATAGAAAAAGGAGGAAATTATGACTTACAACTACAAAAATAAGACTAACAAATATTTAAAAAGCGTTCAAATTTACACAATTGCGGGCATTGCTAGATTATGCTACTCAAAAAAGCAATACATGGCCCACTTGTGCCAAATTAATGACCTAAAAGCAAGTCTTGTAGCAATTAACGAAGAATTAAAAGAAAGGGGCATTTATTAATATGAAACAAGAAAAAATTGACTTAAAAATATCACAATTAACTAATACATACAACAATAATAAAAAAAGTTATGATTATGATATAAGCCTATATAAAAATTATTCGCAATTAATAAGCTTTAAAGATTTTGAAAATTTAAGTGGAAATAACACCATTAATGATTATTATAATTATATAAAAAATAATTGTGAAACTCTTAAAAACATTGTGGAGCGAGAGAAATTTTTAAAATATTTATTAGATTGTATTGACATTTTGAGAAACAAAAGAAGTGGCTTTACGAAAATATTAAAAAAAGAAACCATAAGTTTTTATGGCTGGAAGGAAGAAGAATAAATGGCCACCCCAATATGGGCCACGGCCACCCCACAAGGCCGAGAGCTTTACAATTTAGCAACACAAGCAAACACCATTGACAATATAAACTATTTTAGTGATTGGTTGGTTGTGGTAAAAACATTCTTCCATAAATTGTATAAGTTGCCACTTGTGGAGCGTGAGAACATACTAAAAAGTGATGATCATGTTATAAAGGAGTTTTTAGATAGGTTATGAACAAAAGACAATATAAAAAAACATATGTCCCAATTACATATAAAGCATATGTCCCAAAACAAGAAGATAGTGAATTCGTAAAAAAATTTGAACAACGACTAAATAGACAACTTGAAAAAATATTTAATGAAGAAAAGAAAAAAATGATGGGTGTAAACTATTGTATGGAACTAGCAAACTACCCACAAAAAAGGTTTATAAAAAGTCGTAGAACATGGAAAGCAAAAAAATCGAAATGGGGACCTATGATATGGGCAAAGCCAAAAAAAATAGAAATACCAAAATTATGCTGTGATGATATTGGAGTTTATAAAAGGAGCATTAACGATGTCAAACAAGTATGTCGTAGAAAACAAAAATCTTAAATATTTAGTCGTTGAGACTGAATATAAAAAAGAGTTGTTAAGTTGGGGAACGCTGAACGAAGCAACAATATTCACAAATAAAGCGTTGCCAAACTATTACGCAAAATTACACAAAAAAGAAAGAGCAAAAGTTCTAAAATTATGAAAAAGAAGGAGGCTTCCAACTAATTTTAGTAATTGCTAAAAATAGTAAAGGTATATGAAACAAAACAAATTTATTTTATTAGAGGGAAAAAGTTCATTTTCCAAAAATTATTAAATAGTTCTTGACAATTGTCTAAAATGGGTTATACTTTAATTAGTCAGTTAGGAGAAAACAATATGACAAACAAAGATTACGAAGCAGAAGTTGAGTTGGCAACATTAGAAATGAAGATTGAGCAAGAAACAGGTTGCAGGCTTGAAGTAGAAACATTTACTTATAATGCTCTAAAAACCATTCACCTACAATTCCATGGTGTAATTCTTATTGGAGAAGTTGAAATGAGTTCCAAGAAGACTATCAGCGAATATGTATCGTTCAAAGGTTATACACATTTTACAAACGATAGTGCTTGTGAAGAAGAGTTCAACAAGGAAATGGCTCAATATCGCAAAATTAAGCGTATGGTTGAAGCGTTTATGCTCACAAGGTAGATTTATATGAAATATGTAATTTTCTTGCCTACAAGCAACTGCTATGTTGGTAAATGTAGAATATGCTTTACTTATGCTAGACCTACACTATCTTACTATCAAGTTAAAATAGACCGAGCAAGAGTTTTTGATAGTCGTGAAGAAGCACAAAGTATTCAACACCAAATTGCCGATAAAACATTAATTAAGGAGTATAAATAGTATGACAATTACGCTTATAAAAGAAGTTTATGGAAAACCATATGGAGAAGATGGGGATCAAGATGTCGTTGATGAAATTGAATATGAAGTAGAGTTTACTTATGATGATGTCGCAAGATATGTAATGGGTGATAAGTTCAATACATATTCAAGAGAAGAGCAAAAAGCAATTTGTGATTATTTAAGTGAAGCAAATGCTTATGGCTATCTTGACAATTTATATGATGATGATTTTAAAGAATATTTAAGGGAAGAATTCCCTTGTGAGGAGCAATAAATGACACTAGTAAATAAATTAAAAAAGCATGGTTATCATCAAGCCCAATATAGAAATGAATTATTTGTTAAAGAGTTTCATGAATTTTATATCAATATAAGTTTGAGTGATGATATGAAAAAAAATTAGTAAAAAGAGAATCACATATGCTTATGATGATTTTGTTAATCAAAACGAAATAGATAATTTACAAATCGCATTTAATATTATGAATAACGATATAAAGGAGATAGAAAAATGACACCAAGAGAAGCATTAAAAATATTTTATGAAGATGTAAAAAATTATAATGATGATATGAGAAATTATCCAGCATACTATTTTAATAAACCAAAATATGAACCTCAACTGCAAGAACGGAGTAAGCAACAAGATGAAATGTTTAAAGTATTGAGTGATGCGTTAGATGAATTAGATAAATATAAAGGAGCAAAATAATATGAAAAAGAAAAATAGAGATTTAACAAGTGAAGAGTATAGAGAATGGGAACGCAAAAATTGTAGTCGGGTTATTTGTCTTGCTTGCCCTTTTAACTATGTTAATTGTAAATCGTGGGTTAATCACAAAGATCTGTATAGCAATAAGTTCCTAGACCAAGAGGTCGATATTCCAAGTCCACACATTTTAGACAAAGAAGAACACGATTATTTAAGAGCAGTTTGTAAGCCATATAAAGTCAAATACATACGCAAACTTGAAACAGAAATGGGTAATCAATGTATAGGAATTGTGGTAAAGTCAAGCGTTTATTGGGGCTTAACAACAAGCTGGTCAATGCCATTCTTTACAAAAGACACAATGTATAAAGGTATGGAAGTTGACAAAGATTATACCATTGAAGAATTAGAACTTGATAAGGAGTGGAAAGAATGAAAGATAAAGAAGAAGGCTTATCTTTAATTGAGAAAGTAAGAGAAATTGACAAGCGAGAAAAAAGAAGAGAGATATTTCTTGATATTATATGGGTCGTTAGTCGTATCTTGTCAATTATAGTAACTTGCTTGATTTGGAATTGTTTTATAAATTAAAGGAGAAATAAAATGGAATTAAAAGGAAAATATGGAAATGCTGAAATACATACTGAAGATGTTGATGAAAAAACCGCTTCTCAAGTATTAGATTTATTAAATACTCCAAATGCTCAAAATGCCTATATTAAAATAATGCCAGATTGTCATGCAGGTGCGGGGTGTGTTATTGGAACCACTATGAAGATTACTAATAAAGTGTGTCCAAATTTAGTTGGTGTTGATATTGGTTGTGGAATGAATGTTGAAGTTTTAAAGTTATCAATTAAAGATATTGATTTTAAAAAACTAGATAAAGTTTGTCATGACATTCCTAGTGGTTTTAATGTTTGGAATTGCAATAAAAATTATGTTGAAGATAATTTATTTAGTTTTAAATTAGAAAATTTATATTGTTTTAAATATTTACACGATATTGAAAGAATTAAAAATAGTTTAGGGACTTTGGGTGGCGGAAATCATTTTATCGAATTGGACAGAGAAGAAGATACTGGTAATATCTATTTAGTTATTCATAGTGGTTCAAGAAATTTAGGGGTGCAAGTTGCTTCTTATTATCAAAATTTGGCGATATCTAATTGCAAGAAAGAAGATAATAAAGAAATTATTGATAAATTAAAACTAGAACACCGAGAAAAAGAGATTCAATATGAATTATCGAAAGTCAACAATAATAATAATATTTCTAAAGAATTATGCTACTTAATTGGTAAAGATATGGAAGACTATTTGCATGATATGTTTTTAGTGCAAAAGTTTGCTGAATGGAATAGACAATTAATTTGTAATTATATTATAGAAAATATGAATTGGAATGCTAAAAAATCTTACGGTTTTCAAACAATTCATAATTATATTGATCAAGACGATATGATTTTGAGAAAAGGCGCTATTAATGCTAAAAAAGATAAATTGTGTATTATTCCTATGAATATGAAGGATGGTTCGCTTATTTGTAATGGATTAGGAAATCCAAAATGGAATTACTCTGCACCTCATGGAGCAGGAAGGATAATGTCAAGAACAAAAGCAAAAGAACTTTTAAAATTAGAAGATTACGAAAAGTCTATGAAAGGCATTTATTCAACCACAATTAATAAAGGAACGATTGATGAGAGTGTATATGCTTATAAACCAATTAGTGAAATTATTAAATGTATAAATGGTAAGTGTGTAGATATTATATCTATTATCAAACCAATTTATAATTTTAAAGCAGAAGAGCAAATTCCATTATGGAAAAAAGGAAAGGAGGAATAAATATGGACAAGGAAGATGAAAGGTTTAAAAGACTTACCAAAGATATTAATTTGCTTAGCGAAATATATAACTTGCTAGAAAAAGATGATGAAGGAATTTGTGGTAGAATTAAAAACTTAAAAGATAACGGATCTATATATGCTTCTCTCGATGGTTTTGTGAATTACTATGATGAAATGCGTGTCTTAACTATCGAGCACGAACAAAATATGAAATATCGTAAGTTGATTGAAGACAAAATAAATGACTTAAAAGAAAAGGCTAAAAAGGAGAACAAGTAATGATAAATAGAAAACAAAGACAATGGTTGAAGGATAATAAATTTTGGCATTGTAAACTAGATTGCATTCTAGGCATTGAGAAGTTAAATTATTAAGGAGAAACAATATGATCACAATTAACAACATAGAAGAGATGAAAAAATATTACGATGAACAACTTAATACCTTTGTTTTTGATGACGATGTAGAATTTACAATTAATATCAAAGTCAAGAGCAATATTGATGCTTGTGATATTGATGCTCGTGATATCGACGCTAAAAATATCGATGCTTGCAATATTAAGGCTGGAGGTATTAATGCTTGCAATATTAATGCTTGCAATATTGATGCTTGTGATATTGATGCTCATGATATCGATGCTTGGAATATTAATGCTTGCAATATTGATGCTTGGAATATTGATGCTTGTGATATTGATGCTCATGATATTGATGCTCGTGATATCGACGCTAAAAATATCGATGCTTGGAATATTAAGGCTGGAGGTATTAATGCTTGCAATATTAATGCTTGCAATATTGATGCTTGTGATATTGATGCTCGTGATATCGATGCTTGGAATATTAATGCTTGCAATATTAATGCTTGGAATATTGAGGCGCTTGATATTAATTATTTCGCTTATTGTATCGCTTATTATACTTTTAAATGCAAGTCGGTAAGTAGCGATAGAGTAAATTCGATTTGTAAATGTTTAGATGGTAAAATTGAATATATTAAATAAAGGAGAAATAAAATGAGCAGTTATAGAAAATTAGATTTTGATAAAATCAAAGAATTAAGAACAGCAGTAAGTGTCAAAGGTGGTAAGTATGTTTTTGATGATTTACTTGACACTCAAATAGTTGCTGATAAATTAGGTCAATTAGAAGATATTGAAGAAGAGTTAGGAATTGATTTAGTCAAGTTATTGAGCTTAAAAGAATGTGATACTTTGTATTGTAAATATAAAGGCAAAATATTAATTGGTATGTTTTCATCAACTAATTTTGGAACAGTAGAAATAGATGTTGAAGGTAAGGGGCATTTGTGATAGTCCTAAATATGATATGGATTGTTTAGTATTTAAACTTAAAGATTATGGTAAGACTTGGGCGTTTGACAAAGAAACGCTCATTAGAAAGGAGTTAGAAAATGACGTTACTAGAATTACAAGGTGTTTTAGGAAATAGAATAGAAGTTTGTGAGTGTGGAGAAAACACAAAACAAGAAACTGAGAAATCTATGGTTATCTTATCTATCGCAAAGCAAATGATTAATAACGCAAACGTTATATTAAGAACCGATAAATTAAGCCACAGAATGGATCGTTGTAATTATATTACTGGAGAAATTAAAGAATGTTCACCTACACCACAGAAATGAACGAGTATTTAAAATCTAATATTAATGGTATTGGTTTTAAGGAACTAGCAAGTAGGTTTAATGCAAAGTTTAATTGCGACAAGAGTATTGGTCAATTAACTAGCCATTGCCACCAAGAACTTAAATGCCATACAAAATATTATCCTAATTATGATAGAAAAGAGTTAGTCGGTAGTGTTATGTATCACAACGGCGTAAAGTATATAAAAGTTAGCACTAAAAGGCTTGATTACAAAAGTATTGCAACTTATATGTATGAAAAACTTACTGGGGAAGTTGTTCCTAAAAATTATTATGTCTTCTTCATAGATGGAAATAAAGAAAATTATGCAATTGACAATATGGTTGTATTAAAGAAGCAACAAATTATTGAAATGGGTGCAAAAGGTTGGTTAGATAATGATAATGTTGTGTTTAGGAAGACTTGCGTAGATTACTTTAAGTTAAAGGAGCAAATAATATGGATAAAATAATCAAGGAACAAGGTAGTGTAGTTCATTTTAGAAAAGATGGAACAATTGTAAATTGTCCAAAACTAGATGAAGAATTAGCAAAAATGGGATTTAAACATTTATTCTTAACTGGTGATAATGTGTTTTCACAAAAAATTAGTTTTGGCGATTATATATTTATGAATATTGAGTTAGATAAATATCATATTCGTATTGTAGATAGTTATATTACATTAACAAGAGATATATCAACGCAAGATTATATTAATAATATCCAAGTTGCTTATACACAATTAAGGTTGATTGTAGATAGAATGGAAAAGGAAAGCGAGTTAGCAAAATGACACTAATAAGAGATAATTTGTCGAGTGAAGAAGTGTTAGCTACTATTGTTAAACTAAAAAAGGAATATATCATTACCCACAAGACAACAAAAGCAAATGCTTGTCAAGAAGTCTATGATGATATTCTTAAATTGATCTTATGCGAAAAGTAGCAATGTTTATATTCGGAATTGCGTTAATTGTAATTCCACTTGTAGTTGTGATTATTATGTTTGCCACACATTATGATTTTTCAAAGTTAGTTTGGTGGATAAGCATTTATGTAAGTTTAGCATCAATAATTAGTGGTGTGATTATATTAGAAAGAGCAATAAATGGGGGAGAAGATTAAATGAAAAATTATTTAAAAACATTTGTAAAAAAGAAGAAAATAAGCAACAAAGATTTGGCAAGATTATTTAATATCAGAGTTCCGTTTGTGTGGCGTGTAATTAATGGCAAGAAACCATGCCCACTATATTGGATTAATGAACTTGCTTGTGTGTATAGTCTTGATAAAAAAGAAACATACAAGTTGCTATTAAATGTGATTAAGTATAATGCCTATCTAGATTATAAACACAAAGACTTTAATAACATTTATGTAAAGGAGTATTTCAAATGAAGAAGAAATGGAGCAAAAGTATGGAAATAAATAAAATATATGCAAGGTGGCAACTTTGGTTGTCCTAAAATGTTGCTTTACCAATACTCAAATGATTTTAAAATAAAATTGTCTAGTCAATGTTGCAATGAACTTAAAAAGAAACCTATTCACAAATGGCAACGAGAAAATCATAAAAGTATTGCGATATTAGGTTTAAAGCAAGATGAAGGTGGGCAAAGAAGAAATCATAAAGGTTGTGTGGTGTTTGATAAAGACCACAATATTACAAAGTTTAAACCTTTACCCCCTGTGTCTAGTGAGTGGGAAGAGTGGTTTATAAAAAAGTATAATGTAAGTTTATGTGAGTTATATTATGTGCCTTATAACTTTAAAAGAAGTGGTTGTAAAGGTTGCCCTTACGCTCTTAACTTACAAGAACAATTAAACATTATGGAGAAGTATCTACCACTTGAAAAGAAGCAATGCGAGTTGATTTGGAAACCTATATATGATGAGTATAGGAGATTAGGTTATAGACTTAAAAAGAATGAGCATTTGAAAGGAGAATAAATGATTTATAAAATATTTTTGTGGCTTAATATTGCCCTTGTCGTGCCAATTCCACTCGTAGCGATACTACTTGCATATTTAGCCTTTGTGTGGCTACTTGCGATATGGGTTGTAGAATTAGTTGTTTATTTAACAAGAAAATTGGATATAATGTTCGTAAAGATGATTTAAGTTATAGAGAGGAAAATATTATGAAGGAGAAACATATGGGAGAAGAGAATATATTTATAAAAGAGATTTGCGAAGCTCAAGACAAGTTGTTTATGACTAATGTAGAGTTCGCAAACTACTTGGGAATAACTGCCCCAACACTTATAAGTGTTAAAAAAGGTAAACCAATATTTGCTAAAACAGCTCGTAAGATTTGTGAGAAATTAAACATCACAAACAAAAAAGTTATTGCGAATATTAGTATAAAGTATTATAGTTAAATTACACAAAAAAAGGAGAGCATAAAATATGCCAATTAAAAAACCAAACGAGTTAGACTTCTCAAACAAAAAGTATGAGATTATTATTGCGGGACTTCCGGGACTAGGAAAATCTACACTAGCACAAAGTGCCCCACGACCACTACTTGTCGACCTTGACAAAGGTATCGATAGAGTAGATGCCGAGTTTAGAAGAGATACTATGGTTGTTAATGATTATGCGAGTTTATTACAAGAACTCAAAACTGATGACCTTACCGCCTATGACACGCTTATCATTGATACGGGCGGAGTGCTTGTCGACTTTATGAAAGACTACGCTATTGCCGATAACTCAAAGAACGCCAAAAATGATGGCACGCTTGCTTTGTGTGGTTATGGGTATGTCAATAAGT